GTTTGGCGGAGGCGAGTCTGCCCCGATTACAAGAGGAACGCTTTTTGGGAATTAAGTGGTAAAAGGTAAGCACCCCGTGTTTGCCCCCATGACCTCTGTCCTCCTTCCTCAGGGGCACGTCATGGACCCCAAATTTTTTATTGTGGGAGAGTTGAATGTCTAGCGAACTTATTAAGCAGTGCGAGCAAAGGTACAACACTTTAAAGACTGAGAAAGATTTTTGGAATACCCACTACCAGAGTTTAGCTGAATCGTTTTTAACACGTAAACAAAACTTCACCACTGATTTTGTCGCGGGTGAATTTTTACAATCTGAGATATTCGACAATACCGGGCAGTTCACTGCCCAGCTTATGGCTTCTGCGTTCCTGTCTATGTTGTGGCCGGACAGTGCTAGGTCATTTGTGATTGAGCCTACTCCCGAGTTTGCCAATACACCTGGAGTAGAAAAATATTTTAAGAACGTAAACGAGGTTATGTATTCCGCCTTAGACAATCCTAAAGCTGGTTTGGGTTTAGCGCTTCAGGAGCATTTCTTGGACCAAGGAATTTTTGGAACAAGTGGAGTTTCTGCATTTGCCAACGACAAGGATGGAGTGCCCATAACTTTCTCCTCTTGGGGCGTGAAGAACATGTGCATAACAGAAAATTCTGAGGGGCTTGTAGATGGAGTTTACTATGAGAGGACTTATACCACTCGGCAGATAATGGACAGCTATGAAGAGGATGAAGTTTCACCTGAAGTAAAAGCGTTGTTCAATAGTGGGGGAGTGGACAAAAAAATAAAAGTATTGATTGTTCTTGACAAGAGAAGTGATCGTGAAAGAAAAGGAAAAGAGGGCGCTATGGGAATGGAGTGTAGGTCCTTACATATTGACCTCACCAACAAGCACCTCATGAAAGAAGAAGGCTACGGAGAATTCCCCGTATTCGTCGTAAGATTTTTCAAAACCATAGGAGAATCATACGGAAGGTCCCCAGGCATGATGGCATTGCCCGACCAGTTATCTTTGAATGTTTTAAAAGAATCCGTAATGGTGGCGACTGAGAAACAGTTAGATCCACCCCTCGGCATTATGGATGACGGCAGATTAGGTGGTGGTACAATCGACACCTCCGCTGGGGCATTGAATGTTTTCAATATGTCGGGTAGAGCAGGAGCAGAGAAAGCGGTGTTCTCGCTGTTCACCGTCGGAGAAATAAAAAGCCCGACGGAACTTATAGAGGCATTTAAAGCCGCGATAACTCAAGCATTTTTTATTGACCGGCTTCTGAACATAAATAATGAAGTGCAAATGACCGCGTATGAAACAAGTGTGCGTAGGAAAATGCAAGGGGAGTCACTCACCAGTGTTTTCTCCAGACAGATTGTAGAGCTGTTCACCCCCATGGTGGAAAGGTGTTTCAACATACTTCTTCGGAAGGAAATGTTTGGCCCACTGCCAGAAGGATTGGCGAACACTGATAAGGAAGTATATAATATAAGGTACATCTCCCCAGCTAAAAGGTTTATGGAAGGGGATAAACTTCAAGGGCTTTTGAATGTAGCGGATTTCCTGGTGACTGCGGGCGCGGCGATGCCCTCAGTTGTTGACAATGTCGACTTGGATGAGCTTACTCGCTCGCTAGTGAAGCATAATGGAGTCAGCGGAGTGCTCAGAGTTATTGAGGATGTTGAGAAGCTAAGGGCGGAAGTCGCAGAACAGATGGCCAAAGAGAAAGAGTTAGAAGCGGCGCAGCAATTGTCTGGCATCAATAGGGATGTGGCGCAAGCCGATGCCCTAAAGAAACAATAATAAAAAAGAGGAAGGAGGAATAGTATGAGTCTGGAGGACAGAAAAAAACACATGGGCAGAGACCCAGAAGCAGAAAAGATACGCCAAGCAAAGATTGAAAAGGGAGTCTCCACGTTTAAAGCTCAGGTCAATGGAGTCCTGAGTACCGAAGCGGGTAAAGCTGTTTTTATGTATCTTGCCGACAGATGTGGGTTCGTTAAGCCTACATTGGCCATTGACGGAAATGGGAACGTAGCCACAGACAATATGGTTTTTAACGAAGCCCGGCGTGAGTTGTATTTAGAATTGCGAGCATTTGCATCGCCAGAATTATTAAAAAAAATCGAATACCCAGAGGAGGGTAAATAAACATGACACAGATACCTAACCCAATAAATACCCCAGCACCTGAGACACCGGCAGATGGAACGCCACCTGTCGTAACGCCCCCAGTTACACCTCCGGCAGATGGAACGCCACCTGTCGTGGGCACAAAACTTTTTGGCACTTTAATACCCGAAGAGTTTAAAGACCGCCCATACCTCAAAGACATATCGGGTATGGAAGTGAATGATAAATCTTATGGGGAGTTATTTAAGAAGCTCGACGGAGCGCAGAAACTTATTGGTAAGAAAGCCATGCCGGACGCCACTTCCACACCAGAGGAATGGCAAGAGCATTATGCTAAAGTTCGACCTGAAACTGCGGAATTGTATGAGCTTAATGTCCCCGAGGGCGAAACAGCGAATGAGGAAGTGACGAAGGGAGTAAAAGACATATTCCACAAAGCGGGTTTGACAAAAGACCAAGCCACCACAGTGCATGATGAGTTTAATACTCTCATGAAAAAACAAGCTGAAGTGTTTAACGCTAAAGGGGCAGAGCAAGATAAGGCTTTTGAAGAGCTGACAAAAAATACTTTTGGCGAAGAAGCAGAAGCCAAGATGGCAACTGCCAAAACAATGCTAACTGAATTGGCACCAGAGAATGTGAAACCATTTATAGCTAAATTGGACAATTCAAGTCTTGTAGTCTTAGCGGGGATCCTTAATTCGGTCCACGATAAATACGGGGTGGAAGGAAAGAAGCTAGGGGGAGACGGAACACCGACTGGCGGAAGTACCGTCCCGGAATTAATAGCCAAAGGTCAAGAATTAATGTTGACTAAAGAGTACACTGATGGCTTCCATCCCCAGCATGACGCAAGAGTTGTGGAAGTCAATGCGCTCTATAAAAGAATAGGAGCATTGCAGACCGCAGCAAAAAAGGCTTGACAGGATTGAAAATCTATGTTAGACTTTTGACGTAGCGTAAAAACAGTGTGGGGCTTCGGCCCCGCACAATAGGGAGAGTTGTGGATACGTTTAATTATTAAACCCCACTGTTAGTGATTAAATCACTCGCGTCCGCGCGATAACAGGAAGGGACACCCGGTCAACATGATAGGATACTGTCTCTGAAATTAAAGCACTTTAAAGCACTTTATAGTGTTGTAGTTAGAAGTTTAATTTCATTGCACAGGAGAAATATTATGGCCGGAGAAACAATTGATCAAGCGTTAACTACGCAATTTTCAAGCAACGTACACAATGCAGCCCAGCAAACAAAAGCAAGGTTGCGCTCACACGTCGAGATTATACCCATCACGGGAGATAAATTCGCGTATGACGGTTTAGGTTCTGTGGAAGCCTCAGAACAGTTTGGGAGACATGAAGCGGTTATCTTCTCAGACGCCAACCACACCAGACGTAAAATAAGCAGACGCAGATTCACTTTAACACTTCCGGTTGACGCTGCAGATGTTAGGGGCGCTCTCATCAGTCCTTCAAGCCAATACGCTCAAGTTTGTGTCAGAGCCATGGAAAGAGTATTTGACAGAGTCGTTATCGAGTCTATGTTTGTTTCTGTTTACACGGGAAGAGACATGGATACTGCAGTCACATTCGCCGCCGACGGCGGATCCACTGTTAATGCAACTACTGGTCTCACGTATGAAAAATTACTTGAGGTCGGCCAGAACTTCATTGACAAAGAAGTTGGAACTGAACTCCCTGAGGATTTAGTTATGGGTATTTCAGGTGACGAGCATACAGATCTCATGAAAGAAAATGAGTTAACCAATGGTGATTTCACAAAACAGTATGTCGTCGAGAAAGGCAAGATAGCACAAGCCGCTGGGATTGGCTTGATACTTTTTGCCGGAGCCATTGACCATCCGTTGCTCAGTGTGACAGCTGGAACAAGAGATTGCTTCGCTATGTCCACCAGAGGAATGGCGGTTGGTATGAGCAAAGAAATGGGCCTCAAGATCGAAGACCGCTCTGACTTGGTCGAAACAACTCAGGTTCAGATAGTATTCGAACTTGGCGCCGTAAGAACCGAAGGCGTTCTTGTCCAAAAAGTACAAACCACTGACTAATCAGTGAGTAAATCTAGTAGCAAAGGAGAAGCAATATGGCTGTAGTGAACGAATGGATTAACACTGAAGTAGAAGCTGGTAAATTGGGCAACCCTTCGAAAATAATGCATGGAAGAATCTTTGCATTCGCGACTACTTTTGAGATAGCCGCAGGGGATAGTGACGGTTCGATGTACAAGATCGCCAACCTGAAATCGAACATGGTCCCCAAGGAAATCAAGCTTAACTGTGACGCATTGACCAGTTCCACGGACTGGGATCTTGGTTTCTATACCGAAGCAGGTATTGAGGTCGATGAGAATATTCTCATGGACGCCACAGACATTAGCACGGGGTACGCAGTTGGCTCTGAAATCAACTGTTTGTCAGCCCTTGCCATTGCCAACATAGGCAAAAAAATATGGGAATTGCTCGGTAAAACCGTCGCCAATAAAGACGATGCTTATGTTTTGACCTTAACCGGCCAGACCATTGGATCAGATGCTGGCACCATATCACTTCGTGGTGAATTTATCCAAGGATAAGTTCCAGAAGCCTAAAAACTATTGTACCCGCCTCGCAATTAAGCAAGGCGGGTATTTGAGGAGACTATGGCAAAACCCACTTCCGATATTCACATTTGTAACCTCGCTTTAGATAGATTGGGGATACGCTCGATAACTAGCATAGACACCCCAGTCACCCCCGAAGAGGACGTATGCGCCCGGCATTACGATGCCGCCAGAAGAGAAGCACTTCGCACACACGTTTGGAATTTTGCTAAAAAATATGACACCTTAACCGCTTCCGGCTCAGTAACTCCAGATTTTGGGTTCTCCGTTGCGTACGCCTTGCCAAATGATTTTATTAGACTTTGCACTTTAGGGGATACCACCCTAGGTGCTAACTTGTCGTCTGACCTCTATGACCTGAGTGAAGGGTATATTTTCACCGATAGCGCCGGGGACGACGGCTTGGCCATGCAGTATATTCATGACGCCGTCACAGTGGCCAAGTTCGATGCTCTTTTTGTGAGAGTGTTGGTACTGACTTTGGCCCACAATATGTCGTACAAATTTAATTTAAAAGCAAGCGTTAGAAGAGAGATACAAGATGAGATGTCCGAATTGACCACGGAAGCCAGAGCAGTTGACGGCCAAGAGAAGCCACCTCAGAGAGTACAAAGAAGCGCCATATTGAACGCCAGAAGGATGGGGCTTAAAAGAAACAACAAATACACCTAAGGAGAGCATAGATGTCAAACGCTGCACTTGTAAATTTTGCTAATGGCGAAACCTCTCCTAAGAGTAGGGGTAGATTTGACATACCAGCGTATGCCTCCAGTTGCCGTAAGATGGTTAACTTCATTCCCGAGATCCAAGGTCCAGCAAGATTCAGAAATGGGTTTAAACGAGTTCTGGATGCTTTTCTGCATGGGGTAGTTCGTATCATCCCTTTCCAAGTCAATGATGACCAGAGGTTCTTGTTAGAGTTTTCATCCTGTTACCCTGATAGCTATACCACCGTTTTGAGGGTGTTGACAGTGGATGGAGTAGAGGAAGACGGTTTTGTTATATCCGGGGGGCCGTATGTACTAGAGGAGGACTTAGCGGCTATACGGTTCACACAGAACGGCAACCACATGTACTTCTCCAATAAAAATCATGTACCGCATGAATTAATTAGGAATGGACCGGGGGACTGGACGTTCCAGGCATCGACTAGAACAAATGATCCTTTTCCAGGTATGGTCATCATAGCAGGTTGGACCCAGGCCGCCGAGGGGGAGATAACCTTGAACGCGGGGGATGTAGTCACTAACGGCGGGATACTCCGCATTACTAAAATTGATGGCAGAGCTCCCATCCCA